TTTAATAGTAAAAATGATAATATTATACTATCATCTAAAAAGGATGTAGCTATATCCACATCGGATTATACGACTACAATTAATTTAATTATATCTGCTATAGAAACATTAGCAAAGGGAACATTTCCAACAGCAGTAGGACCAACTGGACCCCACCCGCAAATTGCTCAAATAATATCCAAACTTAAAAAAGGTATTAGTTAATTATTATAAAACATTAAAATAATATCCAATGCCGCTATCTGTAAATTTTCTTCGACAAGAACTTTTTTCTACTACCAATAGAACAAATATTAAAGGTGCTGGTGATAGTATTGGTATTCCTATAACACGATACTTAAACACAATGTTTCCTAATATAGCAGGTCCATTAAAATCTAATTTAGATAATCAATTTATACGTAAATTAAATTCAGCAACATATTTAAATCCATTAAAAGTTGTTTTACCATTGGCGTTAGATACCTATAAATTAGGATTAATACCAATTATATCAACTCAAAATCCTGGTTTTATTGCAATCCCACCACCGGCATCACCATCACCATTTATAACATCAATATTATCATCACCAAAATCTAACCAATTGTTTATTGAATTATTTTCAACTGCTATTGATGGGTGGTTTAGAACAGGTACATATTCCGTATCAGGCGGACCTCCAATTTTATGGAGTTAATTATTATAAAATATTATATTTATTACTATGGATACAAAAAAACTAATTCAAGCTATTAAAATGTTGGTTGAAAGCGAGGTTAAGAAAAGATTCGCTGAAGAAAAAAAGATTTTAAAAGAATCTATTATAAAAGAATTGAAGCAACAACCAATTAAACAAACCACCCCATTGGTGGAAAAAGACCCATTAGATGTAGACCATTTATTTGAAACAAAAAAACCACAAACACAAAAAAAGTTATTTAATAACAACTCACCAATATCATCAATATTGAATGAAACATTCCAAAGTGGTGAGTGGAGAGATATTGGTGGTGGAAGGACATTTACATCTGATATGGCACAATCATTTGGTTCTATGAAAAAAATGGGTGTAATGGAAGAATCGGTTGTTCAAGATTCAGAAGGTAGAGCAGTATCAATGGATACATTAGCACAAACCGAAGCAGGTGCTGCGGTAGTGGATGCACTAACAAGAGATTATTCGGCTTTAATGCAGGTAATGAATAATAAAAAGAAAAGGTAATGAGTGGCACGAAGATTACAATATAGAATTAATCCAATTGATTTAAAACCAAATAAAGCGGTTGGTGTAATGTTGCCGTTGGGTGGTAAACCAATGTTTAAATTAAGTTACACAACCGAACAACAAGCCATATCTAATTTAAAAAATCTACTCTTAACCACAAAAGGCGAAAGACCGTTTCAGCCACTTTTTGGGGCAGATATTTATTCATTATTATTTGAGAATATTGAAACTGATTTAGATTCCTCATTGGAAGATTCATTAAGTAACGATATAAAATTTTGGCTTCCATATATTTTATTGAATAGTGTTGATGTTAATAGTGAGCCCGATTCTAATAAAGTTAGTATAAAAATAAACTTTAAGGTTACATCACAGGGTGCTAATCAAACCATAGTTTTAGAAGTTGATAATCAGGGTGGATTATCCGTAGTTTAGGAGTAATAAATGTTAAATGATTCAAAAAAAGAAGTTAGTTTAATTGGTAGGGATTTTTCTGCATTTAGAAAAAATTTAATAGATTTCGCCAAACAGTATTATCCAAACACCTATAATGATTTTAACGAATCATCTCCTGGAATGATGTTTATGGAAATGGCATCTTATGTTGGTGATGTTTTATCATACTATACCGATACTCAATTAAGAGAATCAATTATTACTCAAGTAAAAGAAAATGGAAACTTATTTCAGTTAGCCCAATCGCTGGGATATAAACCAAAATTTTATTCACCCGCTATAACAAATTTAATTGTTTATCAATTAGTTCCTGCTATTGGGTCTGGTAATAACATTAGACCTGATTTAGATTATGCTCTAAAAATTAAAGAAGGGATGCAGGTATCATCAACCCAAAATCCAAATGTGGTATTTTCTACAGTTAGGAAAGTTGATTTTGCATATTCATCTTCGTTTGACCCAACCGAAATATCTGTTTATCAAATAAACGAAATTACCGATGAGCCTGTTTTGTATTTGTTTAAAAAAAGTGTTCCTGTAGTTAGCGGCGAAAATAAAACAACCACATTTGAATTTGGTTCTCCAAAACCATATGATAAAATTAAAATTGTTAATGATGGTATTATTGATGTTGTTAAAATTGTTGATGATGATGGCGATGTTTGGACAAAAGTAGATTATTTGGCTCAAGAAACTGTATTTGAGCAAGTTCCAAATACAACTGATTATACACTTAGTTTAAACCAATATGGATCAGAAACTCCATATTTATTAAAGCTTAAAAAAGTACCTAAAAGATATATAACTAGAGTAGAAGAAGATGGTTCTATAGTAGTACAATTTGGTGCGGGAGTATCATCAAACGCAGATGAAGAAATATTACCCAATCCAGACAATGTTGGTTCTAATTTATATAAAGCAACTGGAAACATAACCCAAAATTTAGACCCATCAAATTTTTTATATACAAAAACATATGGAGCAGCACCAGCAAATACTACATTGACTGTAACCTATAGGTGTGGACAAGGTGTAATTGATAATGTTATATCTAAAGATTTAACCTCAATTATAAACATTGAATTTGAAAATGAAGTTACACCATCAAATACACAACAATTTAACACAATTAAAAATTCGGTTGCGGTTACAAACGAAGAAGCCGCATCAGGTGGTAAATCAAATGATGAAATGAATGAAATTAGAAATAATGCGATGGCATTTTTCGCTGCACAAAGTAGAGCTGTTACCGCTGAAGATTATGTTGTAAGAGCATATGCTATGCCACCACAATTTGGCGCAGTAGCAAAAGCATATGTGGCTCCTGATTATCAAATAAAATCTTTGGGGGCTGCATCAGTTGGTTCTCTTCAAGTTCCAAACCCACTTGCATTAAATTTATATGTTCTTGGTTATGATGGGCAGGGTAATATAACACAATTAAACCCAGCCACAAAACAAAACCTTAAAAATTATATTTCATATCATAGGATGTTGACTGATGCGGTAAACATCAAAAATGCTTATATTATAAACATTGGTGTTGATTTTGAAATTATTGTTTTACCAAACCACAATTCAAATGAGGTTTTGTTAAAATGTATATCAGAATTAAAAAAATATTTTAATAAAGAAAATAGTCAAATAAACGGCCCTATACTATTATCAGAGTTGTATGTTTTATTGGATAGGGTTGATGGTGTTCAAACTGTTATTAGACCAAGTGTAGGTAATTTGGGTGGATTACAAGTATTTAATAAATTTGATGGTATTTATTCACCAAATGTATATGATATTAATAGAGCAACTAGAAATGGTGTTATATACCCGGCAAAAGACCCGTCCATTTTTGAAGTTAAATTTCCTGATTTAGATATTAGAGGTAGAGTTGTTCCGTTATTTTAGGAGAAATAAATGATTTATAGAATATATCCTCAAAAAGATACCACTATATATGAAGATTCAACAAGAAAATTACAAAATGTTGGAAAGGATGAGATATTAGAGGTAGGTAAGTTTTTTAATACTGATGATACTACCCCAATTGGTAATAGTAGAATATTAATCCAATTTGATTTATCCGAAATTTCTCAATCAATTGTGGCTAGAACAATATCGGGAAGTATAAAATATTATTTAAATCTTATTTCATCCGATGAAAGAGAAATTCCATCCGAATATAATCTTTATATCTACCCCATATCCCAAAGTTGGGTAGAGGGGTTGGGTTCATTATCTGATACACCTCACAACGAAAACGATTCAAATTGGGTTTATAGAAGTACAAATGTAAGTTGGAGTGTATCATCATCAATAAATTCAGGCTCATACTGGGCAGTTAATCAGGGTGGTGGAACTTGGTTTACATCATCACTTTACAATGTTTCGTATTCACAATCTTTTAGTAGAAATGTTTCGGATATAAATGTTGAAGTAACCCAATATGTAGATGATATTCTTAGTGGTAATAGAGTAAATAATGGGTTTATCATTAAAAGGTCTAACACCGATGAAACAGGTTCAGCTAAGTTTGGTATCTCAAAATATTTTTCAACAGAAACCCATACAATTTATGTACCAACATTGGAAGTTAGATGGGATGATTCACAATTTCAGACAGGCTCTTTATTACCACTAACCGCAGAAAATATTATTATATACACCAAAAATCTTAAATCTGAATATAAGCAAGATTCAAAAGATAGAATTAGAGTTTATGGTAGAGAAAGATACCCACAAAGAACATTTAGTAACAGTGGGGCACTATC